ACACATATTCTTTAGGAACTCTTTTGCAGCAAGTCCATATACCTTTTCCTCTTTATCAGAGGTGCGAGATTCTGGTGTATCAATACCGTAAAGACGAACACGTTCCTTTTTCATCCAGACACCAAAGCCTAGATCAATATCCACATCTACTGTATCACCATCGATAACTTTAATGACTTTACATCTGTAATTGAACATTATATCGCTTTCCCTTGTCCACGATTCTTTTTGAAACTTCTTCTCTTATGCTTATTCATTTTTGCAAGAGAGGGTCTTCTACCTATAGAGGTTTTATTGTATGTAGGTTCCCATGCACTTGCACTACTCTTTACCATCTTCGCCATTTTCACTTCTCCCATTTACAAGTTTCTGTAATTCAGCAGTGCTACCAATAAACAAAGCATTGGTAACATTCTTAGGTTGATCTTCTTTTTCAGACTTCTTTAAGTCTTTTACTTTCTTCTGTATATCTAGTAAATCTTTATTTGCATCAACTAGCGTCTTTGTTAACTGAGACACTACCTCAAACGCTCTAGGATGCTCACTCGCTTTGGCCAACTCTATAAGAGTGTCCAAGGCTTCAGTACCCTTTTCAATAACGCCATATAGGTTTTCTCTAGCGTATTTGTAATCGGAATCTATTTCTTGATGTTCATTAACTTCGACAGACTTTGGTTCTATAACCTCATATTCACTATCAATGTTCAATACTTTATCTAGACCTTCACTTACATTGGTTTTCATGATATTTACCTAATAACTCCTGCTGCGTTATTCCCTGTAAAGAAGTTATCAGTATCAAAAGCAAATCCATAAGTCGAGTTAGCACTAATAGCACTTCTATTCACACTAGCAGAAGAGTTAGCTGTAGGTGAACCATTTGCTAGAAGACCCGGCGTCAAGGTAACTCTTTCCGCTTCAAAGTCAGAAGTATTTACAATCACATTACCAGTAGCAGTATTTGCACTTGGGATATTGAAATTGATTTTCGTTCTTGTGATAAGTCCTTTGTTAGTGACAGGGCCATAAATGTAACCCTTCACTGTAAAGTTAAATGTGTAGATAATTGCTCTGCGTGTCTGAAAGTCTGCTTCGTAGGTATCTTCCATAGTCATACCTTGAAGAACAGTAGGGACATCAACATAGATACCAAGTGATGGTACAATCTTCACAGAGTTTGTCCACTCAGGTCTAAAGTACGGTAGAATTTGTTCTACAACCTGTACTGCATCTTCATTGTTAGCAAACATACCATAAAGAGATACGTCAATGTTGTATGGGGATGGAGCAAAGCCGGAACGCAAAGAATTATTACCGCTACCGATAGAAGTGATGCGATTTTGCTTATTCATCTGTCTTGCCGGATCATAGTTGAATCCTGTAATCTCAAATGATAGTCTTGGTAGCGTTGTAGAAACACTAGGAGATATATCAGGGTCTTGTCTAAGTCTAGCAAGAAACTTTTCTTTTGGGCCATAAGCAATTGGTACGCGGATAGTTTGTACAGCATTACCCGCAGTGTTAAAACGAACAACATCAATATCATTGAACATGTTACCAAACATGATGATATATTTGCGGATAGCACTATGATAATCGACTTGACCAAACATTACCAATCACTCCCTTCACTAAATGGATTCTGTTCTGAAAAGTCAAGGAAGTCTCCAAGAGAACCAGATGATGAAGATTCTGTCTGAAGGAATTCATTATTCGCTGTAGTACGAATTGAATCCACTCTATAATCTTCAGTGACGATACCATCCCCACTCTCAAATACAAACACATCACCATTTTCTGCTAGGAGTTGGAAGTCTTCCATAACAGCAGAGTTGAGAGTTTGAATTTCATCGATAGATGCGATACCTGTGTTAAGTTCCTCATGTGAGTATTCAAACAACTCACATTTTAGATCATACATCTGCAACTCACCCATTTGGTAAAATACAGATTCATCTTCAACGAACTTGATTTCAAATAGACCTTCAGTAAGTGGGAAGTAAATGAGATCACCTTCATGTGGCCTTACTGCTTGATCACCATCTTCTTGTGCAATAAGTTGTCCAAGATCAACCTCTTCACCAAACCTTCTCTTAGATACAGTGAATGTAATTTCATCTCTTATTTCAACATTGAACTTTGAAAGGAAATCACCCTCACCTTCAAACCCTTCAACATTCTTGATATACATTTCTACTTCATAAGAATTAGTGAACTTAGATAGAACGTCTTCACCGAACAGCAAATCTTCTTTTACCAGTGTTCTTGGAATGTAAATCACATCATGGCCATATATCTTGATAGACTCAACAATTAAGTCTTCAAGTAGATTCTGTTGACCAGAATGTCCAAAATTATTAAAGAATAGGTTTGTAGCCATTAATCATTATCCGATCATATCCATTACAGGCATAGAGAACTTAGATACAATCTCTTCTTCCAGCCTTTTGATTTCCTCATCCGCTTCTGACCAAATTGTTTGACCATTGAATGTTAAACCGCCGGGAAGTTGCATACCTTCAAACTTCTTTAGGTTTTCACCCCATTGGCGTTTGAATAGCTGGGTGGTATATCCACGCAACCAGTAATCACCCCATACTTGCGTATAAGTGTCTGGATCGATTACACGATATGCTTCGATGATTAGATATTCACCAACAGTCACTCTTTCTGACCAATCCATGTCAACATGGAGTCTGTCCATATGTCGGGAAAATCTTAGTGGTTGTTTACCTACGAAAATTTCTTCCAATAGAGCAATACGCTCCATAGAAGAAACATAGTTTTGGAATTGTCCAGACGCCCAATCATGAACCTCGTTCAGAGAAATTTGATAACGTAGGTTGAATAGATTATTTGAGTTTAGGCCTGTTCCAACAGGAAACAGATTTACAATACCAGTAATTGTAGTTGGAATAGAGATGTATTCGTTATTGATGTCAGTTTGAGTGACTTGGTGTTTCAGAAATGTTCTTTCTGTACCATCAAAGTGATAATCACGATAAAACTCTAGAGCATCATCGATCCTATCCTGCATCTGATCTTCATCTACGTTAATCTCAACTACTGGATGACCTAAGCGGCGTAGACAGTATTTTTTTAGTTCTGTTCTTGAGCGAGGGTTAGCCATGTTAATAGTTCCAGATTGTTTAATATCTGGAACTATTTATAATCTTTAGAACACTGCTATTTCTTTAGTATTTACCAAAAAAGTTAAGAGTTGTTCTACCATTACTAAGATGATCACCGTGATTACGAAATGACATATGATGCATTGATGCTGTGAAGAACACAGCACGATTTTGTAAAAATTTTACTTCTGCTGATACATTACCAATACTATCATAAAAGCGTGTAGAAGAATTTAGATTTGTATTAGACAAATACACAAGAGCAGATATATCTGCGGGGCTGTCAATATGAATTGCATCAATATCAGATTCAAGACGAGTATGCTTGTATAAACCAAAATCCATGTTCTCATCTATGTAATCTTTAGCAATATTCAAAAAAGAAGCAACGATGTTATGATTCATTGTTACTAAATTATTGCTTCTATATCCAGGCCAGCTACCAATATTTTTGTCTGGATGGTTTATAACATTCCATTGTTTGACATTTTCTAATTCTGTATTTACTTGATCTATATCATCAAAGAAATTGTCAATAACTATAATAGTGTTTTTTCTCTTAAAAATTAGTTTGTACCACCCTGCACTGTACCATTGTCTGTAAAGGTAACATTACTTATACCTTGAATATAGTTACCTCGTGCGCCACCAGAACCACCGCTACCACCACCAGAACCACTAGAACCATTGGTATAGTTTCCGTTACCGCCTGAATTTCCTGTAGAGCCACTAGAGCCACTGGAGCCAGCCGCACCAAACGAACCACCTGTACCGCCTGTACCGCCGGCGCCGCCTGTGCCGCCAGAACCAGCGTTGGTTCCACCACCAGAACCACCAGAACCTGATGAGCCTCCACTACCTGATGTAGCAGATTGATTGTAGCCTTGACCCACACCACCAGAACCACCAGAGCCACCGGAACCTCCAGCACCACCATTGTAGTAATTGTAACCTGTCAGGTTTTGTCTTCTACGAATTTGATAACCTACGACGACATAACCACCGCCGCCTGGATATTGTGGACCAACAGGGATACTGCCGGTACTAGGGCCCTTATTATACTGAAAACTACCACTAGTAATAGTGTCGGTAGAATAATTACTTGTGCCAACAAGGCTACCGGTCCAATACCAGTATCGTGTGGAACTGTCAGGATATCTGTCAGAAATGTAGGAGGGGCTGTTTTGATAACTAGTGTAACTGCCCCAATAAGAATATGATTCACTTCCTTGGCCACCAGTACCGCCAGCACCACCGGAACCACCAGAGCCGCCTCCACCACCGCCAGCACGAATAGTACCATTGTTGATTAGGGTGCAAGAGACATCAGCTTCAAAAGCATCACCACCAGCACTGCCAGCAGCACCGCCCGCACCAGACAGTGTGCCGTTGTTGGTGATTGTCATACTTCCAGACATGCCGCTGTCGATCTGTAGTGCTTCTTGCGAGGTAGAAGTTGCGCCTAGTTCAACACCAGAATTGATCACAATCTCTTTCGGATAGTCTACACTATAGTCATCACCAAAAAGGTTTGATGCGTCTTGGTTAGTTGCTCCACTACTATAAGTATATCTAAAGCCCTTTTCTGTGCCATAGAAATCAGCAAAATCAATTGCACCGCTTGTCGGAACATTAGCTGCAAGATTTGTAGCATTGTTATTACCCGCTTTTGATCTGACATTGCTTCCGCCACGATAAAAGTCAGAAAAAGAAATAGCACCAGAACCGCTACTAAATTCTGATCTAATATCTGTTAGTGATATCGCACCGCTAGATTGTAAAGCCATTTTTAGTCTCCTTTAAGCTATTTATTCCTATATGTTTATTTTATGTTTTAGGATTATTAGCTTTGATTTCAGCAACCCTTGTCTGCCATGCTTCAAGTCCATTTTCTGTGATGAACTCAATTTGTTGTTCTGCACTGCCGTAGGCCACTTGCCTAGCAATCTCCCACGCGGGACGAGGATCAGCAGGAGTAGGTTTTTCTGCTGCTGTACGACTTGCTCCAGCCGTTACAAAAGATGGTGTTCCATTACCTGTTCTTAGGTGTGGTGGAAGAACCCGTAGAATTAGATCATCTAGATCAGCTTCTGTTGTATCTGAATATAGTTGAACAAATGTCCAGCTATCATCACTAAATGTAATCTTCGCTACGTTATTAGCGTTGACTGATGTAATTGTATAATTAGCCATTTTAGTGTGCCTCCTTGCACAATTAAGATTTTAGTTCTTCAATCTCAGCTTTCAATTCTTTGATAGCTTCGATTAGAAGAGGTACTAGTTTTTCATATGAAACTGTCATATAGTCAGCACCTTCAAAGTTACCATTGATTGGTGCAGGAGATGTAACTTCAGGCATAACTGCATCGACTTCTTGTGCGCTTACACCGACTTGTCTTGCATCATTATCATATCCAAGTTCTTTAGCTTTTGCATTCTCATAGAAGTAGTAACCGTTCAACGCCATGACTTTATCCATTGCGTTGTCGATATGTCCGTCAAAGTCCTTAAGTCTTGCATCTGAGTAGTAAGCAGTGATGTTGTTCGTTGCACGAATTTCACCAGTTGTTGTTGAACCTGCTGTACCGACACCAAGTGAGTTGACTTGAGCGTCTGAATCTGTAGTAAATCCACCATCAGCACCATCTGCACCAGCCGCGCCGTCTGCACCAGTCGCGCCGTCTGCACCCGCTGGGCCCTGAAGTGCGACGTTAGCAATGGTTCCCTTTACCATAGCACCAGCAGTCACATCATAGACAGCGATTATATCAGTAGACTGGAATGATGTTTCAGCAGTTAGGCTATCGACATCTAGTTCTAGTGTATGAGCGATACCTTCACCTGATGTTGCACCAGACGATGTAATACCAGTTCCACCAGTTACTGTTCCGACATAGTTACCAGTTGTGTCTGTACCAAGAGCAACAGAGTTTGTTGCAATGGTTGCAGTGATTGAGATATCAGATGAACCATCAAAGTTTGCTGTACCAGTTACGTCACCGGCCAATGCAATAGCACGAGCAGTTGATAGAGCCGCTGCTGTATTAGCTTGACCTTGAACTGTAGCATTGATGTTTCCTGTAACAGTAATGTCACCGCCGACTGCTAAGTCGTTAGTAATGGTAGCCGCATCTACGAATGCTGATCTCCAGCGTACTGCGTTTGTACCCAAGTCTTCTGCACTATCTGAAGCAGGGATAAGATCACCCGAAACAAGCTGCTCTGAACCAAGCGACCACTGATCTTCTGATTCGTCGTAGATGAAGGATACATCTGTGTCGGAACCACGATTGATTGTGATACCAGCATCTTCAGAAGCAGCTACACCACCACCCAAGTCAGAGTTGAGTGTTATGATAGCATCGCCGATATTAACATCGTTTGAGTTAACTGTTGTCTGTGTACCAGATACAACCAAGTTACCAGAAACAGTTAGGTTTTCTGAGATGACAATATTGTCAGCAAGTTTGCTACCGTCAACAGAATTAGCTGCGATTGTTGTAGCAATTGAAGCAGCGTTTGAACTAAATGCTGTTGCAGATGCAGTTACGTCACCTGTAAGAGCGACAGTTGCAGCCGCACCAAGTCTTGCATTTACCATCGCAATGGTATTAGCAGTTTGCATACGACTGTTTATAAGAGTTGTGGTATTTGCGACTTGCATTCTGTCTTTGACATCAGCATCAAGAGCAAGAGTACCAGTTGTTACTGGTAGTGTTAGTGTCACGTTACCAGAATAATCTGCGTGTGCAGCAGACTGGAGTCTTGTGTAATGAGCGTTGCTCACTTCACAATAGAAGTCAATTTGTGAAGGACTTCCTGTAGCGGTGAACATCTGAATTGAACCGTTAGCGATCTGAACACCAGATGAAGCACCTTCACTATCGACATGAAGATTGGCCTTCATTACCTGATTAGCGATAAGTGACTTTGAGACTAGTGATGATGTATCAGTAGCACCAATGGTATGACCACCAGCGGTTGAACCGTCATGCAGTCTGAGTTGATTGTTATCGGTATCTACAGTAACCTCACCGATAGCGCCAGTAAACGCATCTGATTGGGACGTAGTTCCGCGTCTAAGCTGAAGAATAGTTGGCATTAGTTTCTCCTAAAATTAAATTAAGCGACCGAACCCATGTCGAGGCCGTTTGGTGCGTTTGCAGTGAATAGGTCAAGTGTTCCGAAAGCGTCTACGTTTAGATCAAGGTCGCCGTCTGCACCGAATGCAGCATTACGGTCGGACATGATTGTAACTCTCTTAGCGGAAATGGATTGTTCTAAGTATACTCCTGATGCTGGAGTGTATCTCAATCTTACATTACTACCAGAAGTATCAGCATCAAAAGTTCCTAGATTGATTCCGCCGGCGGTTGTTCTAATAACACCAAATTCAGCAGCGAATGCTGTGTTTGAGGTATGAACAACATGAAGCTGTGACATCTGGATTCCATCAATGGAAACGATCTGCGTAAAATACTGACAGCTTCTAAAGTCAGCTTTAGCAAATGAATCTACGGTAATAGCGGATGCGCCAGCAGCGTTAGCCGTGGCTTCAGTACCACCTTGATCAGAGAAGGTTAGTGTTCCTGCACCATCAGTTACGAGAACTTGATCTGCTTTACTACCGTCAGATGTCGGGAATGAGTATGGATTGGTGTTACCAATCTTGAGAGAACCTACAGTAGCAGTAGCGGTATTAGAACCTAATTCAACAATCGCTGAACCATCATTAGAGAAGATTTTACCGTCTCTAAGGTTTACAGCAATTTCGCCTGTCTGCAAATCTGAGGTAGTGGGCGCCTTACCTTGTACGGTACTGCGTTTAATTTTAACAACTGATGCCATATCTATGGTCCTTTGTTGAAGATGTATACTTTAGTAAGAATAGTCGGGGGGTATGTACCCCCCAACCATATCAGTTCTTAGTAGTATTTAGTACGATCCACCATCGATAACTGCTTCAATCTGAGCGATTGTGAAGCCAGTATCTGCGGTATCAACAGTTGTTGTTGGTTCTACATCCAAGCCTGTGTAGAACTTGAAGATACCACTGTCGTTTGCGTCACGGAAGTAACCAGCAAACTGTACAGCAGAGTTACCTTGTACAACATACTTCTGGTAAATACCAGCGTCAGATACGTCAGCAGCGTTGTTCGCAGCAAGTTTGAACATCGCGTCATCGATCTGAACCGTCGATGATGAGAGGTATGTTAGTGCGCCAGTGACATTCAAGTCACCAGAGACAGCTAGATCACCACCAATGCTTGTGTTACCAGTTACAACAACATTTTCAGTAATGTTCAACTGGCCACCGATAGTTACATCATCTGGTAGACCAATGGTGTAAGCACCACCGTGAGCGGCTGTGTTAGCAACCGAAATCTCGCCAGCAGTACCAGCGATGGTTGCAGCAAAGTTACCAAAGGTTTTGACACCCATTTCGATGGAGCCAGCACCGTAAGTGTTAGCTGTTAGAGCAGCAGCACCGACTTGAGTAGCAGTAATTGCACCGTCAGCAATAGCAGCAGTACCAACTGCTTTAGCAGCAAAGGTATTAGCTGTTAGAGCATTTGCTCCAATTTTTGGTGCTGTGATAGCAGCGTCTGCGACAGCAGCAGTACCAACCGACTTAGCAACAAATGTGTTTGCACCAAGTGAGTTAGCAACAACTTTCGCACCATTTACAGCAGCGTCTGCAAGAGCAGCAGTACCGATTGCTTTATTAGCAATAGTGTTAGCTGTTAGAGCGTTAGCACCGACTTGTGCAGCACCGATAGCAGCATCTTGGATTGCAGCCTGACCAACTGACTTAGCAGCGTAAGTGTTGGCTGTTAGAGCGTTAGCACCAATTTGTGCTGCACCAACTGCGGCGTCAGCAATTGCTGCTGTACCAACTGATTTAGCGACAAAAGTGTTAGCACCAAGAGATGCAGCAGCTACTTTTGCACCATTGATTGCACCGTCAGCGATTTTGGCTTGTGAGACACCACCGTCTGCAAGAGCGGCTGTACCAACAGAACCACCACCGTAAGTGTTAGCTGTTAGAGCATTTGCGCCAATCTGTGCTGGACCTACAGCAGCGTCAGCAATAGCGGCTGTACCGACTGCTTTAGCAGCAAAGGTATTAGCTGTTAGAGCGTTAGCGCCGATCTTTGGTGCTGTGATAGCAGCATCTGCAATTGCAGCAGTACCGACTGATTTAGCGACAAAGGTGTTAGCACCAAGCGAGTTAGCTTGAACTTTTGCACCATTGACTGCACCGTCAGCAATCTTAGCTTGTGTTACTGCACCAGCAGCAAGTGTGTTGGCCGTTAGACCAGCAGCAGCTACTTTAGCAGCAGTAATTGCGGCATCTTGGATTTCAGCAGTTGCAACACCACCATCCTTAATTGTGATGTCACCAGAAGCAGCAGCAAAGTTAGCAGCATTAAATGTTGCTACACCTTTGTTTGAGGCAGATGCATCTTCACCAGCAAACAGTAGCGAACCGTTAGCTTGTTTGGTGATGTCAATACCTTCGCCAGCCTGCATAAAGACGGAGTTGGTTGTGCTAGAG